CAGCGCACAAAAGAATACACCAACGAGCAAAATTTTTCCGACATAATAGATGGTTATCAATGGGTGACGACACTAGACAACCGCACATCAAAGATCTGTGCGAGCAAAGCAGGACAAATTAAAAAGAAGCTCGAAGACTTTCCAATCAGACCACCGGCGCATATAAATTGTAGATCTCAGATTGTGCCTTTCGGTGAATTTGACGATCCGAAGACGATGAGCCAAAGAGCTAGAACTTGGCAACAGAAAATTGTTGCAACAGAAAGAGGCGAGATCAAAAGTCAGTTTAAGTTAAAGACTGATAAGGTGATGGATATACAAGTACCAAAACAATCAAGCAAATTTACAAGCTTCGACGTATTTTTCAAACAGATGAGCAAGCAAGATCAAATAAACTGGCTCGGCCCACAGCGATATAAAATGTACCAGAGTGGCAAATTAGGCATGAAGCAACTACTTGACGGACAAGGCCGAATTCGCACAGTTGAAGAGCTAGCGAACCTGATCGGCATAAAAAGCGAAGCATTGCAGGAGATACGGAGGCGTGACAAGCAAATTAAAGCGAAAAAGCCACAAATTAGTACAAGAGCAGCAAGCATACAAAGAAAACGCCGAAAATTGAACGAAAGTAAATAAATGCGTTATAATACATTTAGCGAGATGCTAAAAAACCAAACCGAGCGAGACGCTCAAAAATCCCAAACTAGGCGAGATGCCAAGGAGTGACAACTATGTCTAAAGTTTTAACAGCTTACAGCGTTGAAGATTTTAACGAACTAAACGAAGATGATAAGAAGTTTTTGATTGAGGAAGACGGGAAAGTGTTCTATGACCCGAGCCCACTCTTAAGAACTTTAGAGAATCAAAGAAAAGCGGAAAGAGAAGCAAAAGCGGAAGCGGAGCGAATCAAAGCGCAAATCGAGATATTAAAATCTGAAAACAGCAAAGCGGTAAAGCAAGAAGAGAAGAAAGAAGAACCACAAGATTCAGCGCAGCTTTTAGAGATGCAAAAAGCATTAAAAGCAATGCAGGATCAAATGAGCTTTGAGAGACAACAAAACGCAAAGCTGAAAATGCAGCAACAAACAGCAAGAGCAGCGGAAGCAGTTGGAATGCGCTCAGAATGCGTTAAACTCTTCGACGGGCAGATAGCCTCTGATGACAGAGGTGCATTTGTTCTGGACGTGGACGGAACTCCAAAAATTGACCCTATGACGGGCGACAGAATCAGCATCGAAGATTATTTCAAGGATTACTTAAAAAGTAATTCATGGGCAAGTAAAGATGCAAGTTCTGGCGCAAGCTTCGAGGGTTCTGGGATTCGAGGACAAATCAACAAAGTGCAAACCTCTAAAACCCAAGAGCGAGAAATTCGCAAAGGGTATCAAGAGGCTGTACTCAGCGGAAATAAAAACGCAATACAAAAATTTAGGTTAAAGGCGATTAACGCCGGAATAAACTTATAAAAGGAGTAAAAAAATGGCATCTACTACAGCAAGTGGGTTAATCACCAACCTAGCCAACTACCAAGGTGAGTGGATCGGAATCGGTCAAAGAAAATATCCTTTCTCAAGTCTTTTGGGAATGGGAGCACTAGAACGAGGTGAAGAGTCACCATTTAGAGAAGTCGGAGCAATGCACTTCAATATGAGCCAGTCGTATTCGCTCGATTCGGCCTCACAACCTTCGCATAGTGAGAATTCGACTTTTAATAGTGCTACTAGTACAGTGTACCAAACCACACAAAATACAAATTACTGTCAAGTAATGCGAGAAGGCGTTAAATTCTCAGATCTTAAATTGTCTGATAGATCAATCAGCGGAAATGCGATTGATGGTGATATCTTCGCAATGCAAGAGTTTCAAAAGCAAATTATGATTCATCTTGAGCAAATGAAAAGAGATTTCGAATTTTCAATTATTAACGGCGTGGGTGCTGATGGTTCGTCAGATCCTGCTACAGCTTTCCAAGTCAACGGGCTTTATACAGCTTTGAGTACTAACAAGATCGACGCTTCAGCGGTTGCAATCTCTAAGCCTTTAATCGAAAGCCTAGCCGAGTCTATGCTTGATAACGGCGCAGATATGGAAGATATGTACTTCATGTGTAGATCTAATCTTTTAATGGACATAAATACACTTTACGGAGTTCAGCCAAGATCCGAAAGTCGTGGAGGTATCAACTTGCTAGAGCTAGTTATTCCAGGTATGCCACCAGTCAAGTTAGTATACAACGACCTTGTACCCTCCGGCGTTTTGTTAGCTGTGGATATGGGACATTGTGAAGGTGTTTCTAACACAACTCCAGGGTTACCACAAATTTCATTCCGATCTACTGCAAACGTAGGTCAAGGTGAAATTGGTGAGGTTTTCGCTAAGATCGGTATAGATTTCGGTCACGAAAGCAAGCACGGAGCACTTCATAACTTATCAGTGTAAGGAATAAAGCATGGCTGAAAAGAAACAACTAAAAGACTTAGAACCGGTTAAACAAAAAAGGCGTGTAGACGTTCGTGTTGCATCCTTCATGTTTCGGGGCGAAGTCAAAAAAGCAAAGTACGACGAGATCAAGCACGTTCATTATTTTGAGCTTGAAAATGATCACGACGAATTTGCAAAACACGTTCTAAGAAAGGCTAAATAGCATGGCGATTGTATTCAATTCGACAGTATCAGCAAGCGGTGCAAACTCTTATGCAAGTGTTGCCGAGTTGAATCAATACCGTGAAAACTTGGGCTTGTCGGTTCTTAGTGAATCGGCTGCCCAAGTAGCCTTGATACGTGCTACTAGTTGGCTCGATAATTGTTATAGAGCTTACTGGAAAACACAAAAAAAAGCGGTCAGTACTCAAGCTTTGCACTGGCCTCAAGACGGAGCAAAAGATTTTGCAGGAACGGAATTAAGCAAAACAGCGATACCGGCACAAGTACAGCAAGCTGTATATGAGTATGCGATTAGAGCAGAGAATCAAACCACACTAGATCCAGTTCCAAGCACTAATATAAAAAGTCAGGAACTCGAAGGCTTGGGTAAGCAGGAATTTTTCAATCCTAAGAATAGTCAGCAGTTACCTGATGACTTTTCTTTTATCGACACTATTCTAACTGGCTTAATCGTCGGAAGACCTGGCGGTGCTAGGATTTTAAGATTAGAAAGAGCTTAAACAATGAAACAAGCATTCGTTAAAATGAAAAATAGTATTTTGAATGCTTTTGATGACTTTGTTGAGTCGAGCGTATCATTAAAGTTTAATCCAACGACAACATACAACGCCACAACCGGCGCAGCTACAGTTACATATTCAACCAATGAAACGGTTAAAGCTTACTTATCAGTATACAAACGACAAGCGACCGGCCTAGAAATAAAAGCCGGTGAACTTAGGTTACTACTTGATACAGTAAGCGAAGTACCGCCGAACAGCGAAATCACTGTGGGATCTAAAGTGTATCGAGTGCTTGAGGTGCAGCCTATACCGAAAACAAATCAAATCATGACAGAGTGCAGGGTAGAGGCGGTGAACAATGCTTAGCATGGATCTAGCCCGACTACAAAGCACAATCAATGAATACGTCGAAAAGACTAACGCAGCACCGAGTAAAGCTGCAAAATCTATGATGCTAACAATCAACCGAGAAACAATTTTACAAACTCCGGTTGATACAGGGCGTTTAGTCGGTGGGTGGATGATTAGCACAGGAACACCGAGCAGCAAAACACCGCCAGAGAGAAAGACAAAAGCCGACGAAACAGCAGCCAGATCAAGCAAGATTCAAGACAATACAAACAAGATCGAGGCTTTCAAGTCTGGAGTGCTTTGGCTTACTAATAATGTTAGATACGCTCGAATTGTAGAATTCGGCGCAGGGCGCAGAGTTGGTAAATTCATGCTATCCAAAGCGGTACAAATAGCAATTCAAAAAGTTCGGAACAAAATCGCATGAATTACTTAGAGATTAAAAATAACCTTGAATCAGCTTTGAGTTCTTTTTGGACAAGTACACCCATACTCTGGGAAAACACACTTCAAAAAGAATCAGATACAAATAGCGTTTATATTGTGCCTAGTGTACAACCGGCTGACTCGATAAAAATAGAATCGGGTGTAGGTGGACTTGTAAACACTTTCGGGCTTTTTTCTATTAGAATTGTAGGAAAAGCAGATGGTACAGGAACTCGAACGCTGTTACAATATGCTGACAATTTGAATAATCATTTTTCTAACACCTTTTTCGGAGCTACTCACACCGAAACAGGGAGAATACAAAATTTAGGAGTAACAGATAATCGGTATGAGGTTGTGGTATTGATTCCTTACAACCATCACCAGAATCCAAGGAGCTAAAAATGGCAGAATCAATTGCACGAGGATCTCAAACCGAGATCGTATACATTAAAGAAACAAGCGCAGGAAGTGTACCCACTTCTGGAAGCGTTTACAAAATCAAAGCAGCATCGGAAAGCTTTGAATCACAACTACCTACAGAATTCGACGGAGATATCGCATCCGATGGGATGAAAGCCTCAACAGTTCGACAGCTTAGAACTTTAACAGGTGGCTTCTCATCTCAAGTAGAAAAAGGCGCATACAATGATTTTTTCCTTTCTCTTTTGCGTCAGAGTGCTTTAACTACAGATAC